TATGAGCTTAAACGCTCCATTAAGTCGATTTCATTAAATCTATCAGGGTCAGTAGGGTCTCCCTCTTTACCGTCCATATCAGCGATTATAGGGGCTAATTTATGCCCATATCCAGTCCTTTGTGCTTGGTTAGGAATCAATGCTGACCATATACGTGTTTTAAAACCTCTTTCTTCTAAATCATTGTATAAGGACATCTCTGTTTGTGGTGTCCCAAGAAAGATAATACGACCTATTTTAGGCTTTATAATAGCGTCAAACTCTTTTACGGTCTCACCTAAGCGGTCACGCATGAGTTGAGTCTGTGAGTTATTGGCAGATTCTACGTCATCAGCAATAATAAGGTCAGCCCTAGACCCCGTAAGCTGACCTGTAATCCCCATAGACTTCACTGAGGGGGCGTGTGAAGCCTGTGCTGGGGCAACATCAAAGGATACCTTAGAATGTCTTTGGCTATCCTTAGGTTGTAAATGCTGTAACAAAGGCATTTCTGCAATGAGCCTCTGTGTAAATGTACTAAAGTCATCAGCCCTCGTTTTACTAGCTGATACTACCAATATGTTACGCTGAGGGTTCAGCAGTAATTGGTGACATACAAATGCAGAAGTAATCCAAGACTTTCCTACGCCCCTAAAAGCCTCTATTACTATACGTTTCTCTTTAGATTGTAGATAGTCTGCTATATCGTATTGTATAGGTGTTGGCTCAGGTAGATTGAGGTGTTTCCAAGCTAGATACAAGAAGTTCTTAAAGTTATCTATCTTATTCATCTGTGTCGAACGGTAAGTCCTCTAGTATGTTGTTAGCTTTTTCTACGATATCAGGACTTGAGTAAGTCTTACAGATATCTAAGCATACCTTCATCTCACTTGCAGATATTTCATCACCTGACTTGAGCTTCCTATAAGCATGAGCCACCAGTAATACAGGTAACTCTTCTACTATTTTTTCTATTTGTTCATTTTGTTCTGTCATTTTCTATTCTCCATTCTACTATAGATAATCTTTTATCTAATTTTAGTAATTCAGTCATTATGTCTTCTTTAATCTTTTGACGTTCAATGACATTATCAGGAGATGGAATAATCTGATTATCCATATTAACAAGTATTGACATTTTTTGATTAAGAATATTTACACTATCATGTATAGACAATAAACTAGTAAATAAGTATCCCAGTAAAGCAAGTAACAAAGGTATTGCAGCTGTAATTAATTTATCTATCATCTACGCACCGCCGCAGAACCAAAATAAAATCCCGATACTGCCGCTAAAAAGTGTGTGTCAGCGTTAGTTATGACTATACCTGTAAGACCAGCAAAGGTAGTTACCTCTTGTGTATAGCCAAATATCCACCATCCTTCTTTAACTTGCTCTAAATACATTAGATGTACCGCAATAGATGGGTCTATAAAGACGGCTAGCTTTGGTAAACATATAATAAAGAATACTGCTAATAATGCCATCCAACGACGGGTCACACTTTGGAAGTGTCCACCGTGATTACGTGCGTCCTGTATGGCTGCTCTATCAACCTCAGCACGTTGTATTAAATACTTTTGTTGTTCTGCCTTGTCTTTCTGACTAGCTGACCACAGGCTTAATACACCTGTAAGTAAACTACTACCTAACATGGTAATAACTTCAAAAGGTATCATTACTTACTCCAAAAGTATCCAACAATAATTGTGGCTATACCACCTAACCACATAAGAAAACTCACAGCTCCTTTACCTTTGGCTACATCTTCTTGTAACGATTCTACTTTTGTCTCCAGTCGGTCTAGCTTTTCAGCAAGTTGTTCTAATGTAACTTTCATTTAAGAAATATCCTCTCTATAAACCATGCGGGTGGGTCTAGTTCCCACCATTTGTGACCGTGTCTGTAGTCTTTTGCAATAGTGTGGTGATAATTATGCCAACCTTCACCCCAGCTTATAAGAGAAGTCAGGGGACTGTTGACCGCCGTGCAGTCTTTGTTGGGTTTAACCACAAGATAACCAAATTGTTTCATGTGTGGTATAACACCAAACGCACCAGCTGCCTGATATACACATGCTGCTGGGAATGAGAACGCAAATATACCTAATAATGGGTCTATTGCGTACAATATAGCTATATAACTAAGTAATAAAGTCCAATAATGCTTAGTTATAAACATATAATCTTTGTCTTTAAGGATATCC